GACGAGAGCGCAAGACTGGCAAAAAGGTCAAGCTTACTCCGCAACAAGCAGCGCAATTAGAAAGAAAGCTTTATCGTCAGATTGGTTTCCATCTAGCTGAAGCTATGGGTCTTACTGAGATGCAGGTCGGACATACTGATGTCTCCAATGCTGAAAAAAAAGCCCGAAAGACAGCCAATAACAATAAACAAGAGGGCAAGCCAGCAAAAACTCCCATGCAGATTACCAAACAAGCTGGTAGAGTTCACGATAAAGTTACCGCAAGACAGAAGGAGGGTAAAACACCTCCAGGGATTAACAGTCACAGACAGCCTAAGTGATCGCATACATTTTCTAAAAAAAATCACATTTTAGAAAATGAGATAATACATAACATAGAATCCAGGAGATCTATTCATGAGTAATTTAAAGAATATTGCCGATATTCTTCCCGAAGGACTTGACGAATCCACCGTTCACGCTGTTTTTGAACTGGTGGATTCTACTATCAACGAGCAAGTCGCTGAGAAGGTTGGTTTACTTGAGGCCAAAGTAAACGCCTATCTCAGAACAAAGGTTGATCGGCTAAAAGAACAAGCTCTCGCTGAACTTAGCGAAGAGAACGAGGTTTTCCGTAACGCTCGCCTCTTTGAATCAGTGAGAACTCTAATGGCTCTAGAGCTAAACGGCTCTGATGAAGACAACGCTCTTTCTGAAATGACATCCCATCACGGTGAGCTTCAGGAAGAGTTCGACGTTCTAAGTGAGCAGGTTAATAGCCTTGCCATTGAGAATGAAAAGCTTCAGGGCACCATCAAGGTCCTTAACGACAAGGTTTCTCTACAGGAGAGCGAAGTTGAAGAGCTTGAAGGTCACAAATCACAGCTTCTCGAAGAGGTCGAGAATCTGGTCGCTGCGCGGGATGAGGCATTTGCATCCTCTGAACAGGCAGTTGTTGTTTCTCAAGCGGATATTGAGATCAACGAATCGAAAACTCAAACTGGTAATGAGTTTTTAACTGATGAGGTCATGAAGTTCATGCCCTTCTCTCCCCAAAACTAATAGGATTTATTAAAATGGAAATGATGCATCAAACTGATGATACTCTGGTCCAGAAGTGGGAGCCTGTCCTTGAGGGCATCGACACAGACTACACTCGTCGCGTCACCGCTCAACTTCTTGAGAACCAAGCTAAGTCCATCGTCGAGGAGCGCCTTTCGGAAGATATTACCGCTGGCGCTACCACTACGGGACAGCTTGGCACCTTCCAGAAGTTCGCCTTCCCTCTCGTTCGTCGGGTTTATCCCCAACTAATTGCCAACAGCCTTGTTGGTGTTCAGCCCATGCAGGGTCCCGTCTCTCAGGTCTTCTACCTTGGTAACGACCGCGTTAAGAGAGGTGGTGAGACCCCTGCTACCGACATTCAAACGGTCTACAGCAAGTTCAACATGACCTACAGAGGTCTTACGCCACAGCGTATTGGTTCTACTGCTGCTGGTGAAATCGTTGGTGGCGGTACGTTCCTCAACGCCGATGGCACTAGACAGAACGCTGCTGGCATTGGTCTTGATGGTGATGATGCTCAGGGCGGCTTTGACGCTTCTAACGTCCTTGCTGGCTCTGGTACTGAAATCGACGGCGCTGGTGCTGCCTCAGGCACCATGGGTGGTCAGATCGCTGCTTGGCCGAACGAAAAGGCCGTCATGGGCTTCACCCTTTCTGCTGGTGAGCGTCTAACTGGTACGGGCATCCCTGAGATGACCTTCCACATCGAGCAGGAGGCGGTCGTCGCCAACACTCGTAAGATGCGTGCGCTTTGGACTCTTGAGGCTTCTCAGGACCTTAAGGCTTACCACAACCTTGACCTTGAGCGGGAGCTTACTGACCTTCTCTCGAAGGAGCTTCAGCTTGAGATCGACCGTGAGCTTGTCGAGGATCTTCGCATGATCGCTTATGGTTTCACTGACCTTGCTGGCAAGGGCGGTGTTAACCAGAACCTCATGGACGCCAACTACATCAACTTAGGTGGTAATGGTAAGTTCCCAGGCATTAAGGATGATGCCACTGTTGAGAACTTTGTTCCTGCTCAGTTCACCTACGACTTCAGTGGGGGTACTGGGGGTACTGCGCTTGGCTCTAGAGACCCTCTCTCTAACATCTTCGTGATTGATTTCAGTCAGTCGAGTCTTAACCTTTACCCACGCCACGTTGGCGAGGTCTACGCGAACCTTCTCGCGCTAATCAACCTCGCTTCTCAGGACATCTACCGCACCACGATGCGCGGTCCTGGCAACTGGCTTCTTACCTCTCCGCTCGTCGCCTCTCTTCTTGAGAGTGCCGCCAAGCTTGAGGGTGGTGTTCAACCTGCTGATGGCCCGACCAACATTGGTGCCAACAGCATTGAGTACAAGGGTAAGTTCATGGGCCGCTACGACCTCTATGTCGATCCCATGTACCCCACCGATGAGATCCTTGTTGGCTACAAGGGCGCGAACGCTATGGACGCTGGTTATATCTACGCTCCGTACATTCCGCTCCAGCAGCTTCCGACTATCACGGATCCCGAGTCCTTCCAGCCCAGGAAGGGCATCCTTACCCGCTACGGTAAGGTCCACATTGAGCCTTACAACAGGTTCTACCGCGTGATTCGTATCATCGGCCCGACTGAGAACTATCTCTTCAGCCCATTCGCCAGAAACACCGCTCTTAACGGTACTCCGGTAAGCTGATCTGAATAGATAACAAACTATTGAGGGCCAGAGGTTTTTTGTGCCTCTGGCCCTCTTTCTTTCCTATATATTCTAGAAGTTATGTACAAGTACAGAAGTAAATGCAGGTGGAATATGCTTCTTCACATCGACGGTAAAGTTGTTGAGATCAGGCCCTCCGAACTATTCGAGTCTAGATCAGAAGTAAGTTCTAGATACCTTGAGTTGGTCAAAGCACCAATCAAACAAGAGCAAAAGCCAAGAAGAAAGAAAACCTTCAAATTAGATGTCAGCAGCAGCCCCGAAAGTTGATCCTAGGTTACTAGGTTATGGAGACACCTTTGGTACTTACGCAGGTAGGAACCTTGGTGATACTGATATCTACTCAACGGCTGTAGACACCTCGAAGTTGAACACAGGCGTCCTGGCAGAGGGTGTTGAACTAAATCAATTCGAGCAAACAATCAAGGATTTCATCCTCGCTAGACTAGGCTACCCAGTCGTTCGCGTAGAGCTTACAGACTTCCAAATCAAGTCGGCTATTGATGAGTCCATCACACACTTAGACTACCACGCACCTTTCTGGTGTACTCAAATGGCAGCGTTTGAGACCTCGGCTGGCGTCAATGCCTACATGCTACCTCTGCATATTGCTCATGGTCTCTCTTACTGCGCCTACAAGAAATCTCTGCTAAGTATTCAAAACATGGCAGGGTCTTTGGAGTTTGATTTCTTTATCAAATACTTCCAAGACAACTTCTTATTCAGCAACTTCTCTGTATCAGACTTCTACCTTCTTCAGACTCATCTGGAGATGGTTAGAAAGATACTGAGTCAGGAAGGGTCCTGGGATATTATCAACGGCAATATCCTCCAACTGTACCCAACACCTACTTATACAGGAGAAACTGTTATTCTGGTCTTTAGGGGCTTGGATACTGCTACCATGCATCCATACTACAAGAACTGGATACAACGATACGCTCTTGCCGTGTCCAAGGGAATCCTTGGTGAGGTTAGAGGTAAGTATTCTTCTCTCCCTTCGCCAGGGGGTGGAGCTAGTTTAAATGGCGCTGCTCTGAGCCAGCAAAGCGAGCAGGAAAAAGAAAAGCTCAAAGAAGAGCTTCTATCTGAAATTGAAGAACCACCGACGTTCACATTATTCTAATGAAATATATCAAAAAACTATTATCTGAGCAGACGCGCACTACGGAGCGTGGCGTAAAGACGAGGGGAGCTAAACCTACCGAACACAAAATTCAGCCCAACTCAAAGCGCAGCAAGTCCGACATCAAGTACAAGGTAGACGCCGCCAGCAAAGTTGGACCCAAGCCAGGACAACTTCCTGATTCAGAAAATTCAGAGCGAGAGGACTCTCACACCGTCTATCACCAAATGGGTATGCTCATGGCCGAGGCTCTTGGTCTTGTCTCTGAGATGAGGGGAAGACATAAAAATAATTTTATAGCTGCCAGAGATACGTCAACTATTCAGAACAAAGCCAAGAAGACTGGGGAATCTCCAGCGGACCTTCGTGCCGCTGGTGGCTCCTCAACTTTAGCAAGTATTGCTAGAGGAGGCAGAGAACGCCGCGAGAAGGCCAGGAAGCCCACGGAAGATAAGTGAGCAACAAGAACTACAAGGTAACAACGAAGCTCCCCGAACTCCCTGATCTGGATGAGGGTGAGGGGCTTCTGAACCTATTTGATCAGGATAACCCCGACATCAATCTGTTCAACCTTGTAGATGATGAGATGATTCGTCTTGCTGGCTCAAAGTTTCACTTTTATAAATACTATCAAACTGATGAGTACGATGAGGTTTACATGGAGTCTAGAAACAAGCCCGTTTCAAAAACTCCTATTGTAGTTCATGGTCATTATGATCCTGTGGCTATGAGTGAGGAGCTTACTCAGTTTGGTATTGAATTAAACAACGATCAACTCTTTACTTTTAATAAGAGCTATATAGAGAGGAAGCTAGGTAGATCTGTCATCCCTGGAGATGTCATCAAGCCTGTCTTCCAAAATCAAAAATACGAGATCTTTGAGGTGGTAGAGGATAGCTTTGAATCTTATGGAGTTTATCACTTAGTATGCTCTGCCAAGCTCCTCAGAGATTCCGATGACGTTCAAGACACCCCACTTACAAAGGTCAGCGATGACCTTGGCGGCTACGGAGGCGACATAGTAGAAATATAAGGAGATAGTTATGGCAGTTTTACTTGTAGTTTGTAGACCAGATACTCTGGTAAGTTATGATGACAACGATATCATTCAGGCACTTGATGCAGAGCAAAGCCCAGGAACAGTTGTGGAGCAGAACGCCCCCACTAGGTTCGAGTTTTGTTACATCACGGATAGAGAGGTGATTGACTCAGAGATCATGAACTTGATGGTTCCCCTTGAGGAGGAGGATCCTTTGGATCCTTCTGGGCTACCTATCATGGTTGAGAAGCGTAGGTACGGTGTGGATCTGTCGTATGATCCAGCGTTCCTAACTTATGCACCTTATGCTACAGCACCAGAAGACATCAAATTTACTTGGGCTGAGTTTGAGCCAAAAATCATAGACAAAGCGCCAGAGTAGTATATAAGGTATGGCGTTTGTTTATACAAAAACTATAGGTGTAGGTAAAGACTACACTACGTTTACCCTGGCTGAAGGAGATATAGTAAATATTCCTACATCTCCTGATTTAGTTGCCGAAGACGAGGCTATAGTTTTTGAAGTAGACGCGGGAACCTACAGTGAGTCCACAGTATTTTTTGATGCTGCGGTCAGTGGAGACGCTGATCACCAAGTAACTTTCAAGCCCGCTCCAGGCAGTGAGCATAATGGTGAGTTCGGCACAGGTGTAATTAGAGAGTTTACTGGTGGAGGCACTTACTCATTCGTCACTCAAATGAGTGATCTAGTATTTTCTGGTTTAACCTTCTCTCTGCCTGACAATACTACCTATCTTCGAAGTTTACAGATAGGTGAAGGTTCGGGTGTCTTTATTGATTCTTGTTTGTTTGATAATAAAAATTATAGAACAAGCTCAGAAACAGTTACTAATGCGAATTGGGGAGTAACCTTTAGGAACTGTGTATTCAAGAAGCTGGAAAAGAATTCAGATGTTATAACTTTTACCGCAGGGGCAACTTACGAAGGAAACGCTAAAGTTATAAACTGTTCTTTCTTGGGAGAGTACATAGGAGAGAGGGCTTTTGCTGTAGGCTTTGCTGGCGACCTTACGCTGGAGGTCACCAACTGTATAGGTGCGATTGATCACGCATGGTATCAGACCGGGACCGGGACGCTTTCACTAACTGGAGGATTTAATTACTTCGGTCATAGTCAAGAAATTCCTGAGGCTATTCGAGGTCCTCTGCGTAGAATTTTTGCTACTCCTGCGATAACTTGTGAAGATTTCAACGCGATGA